CCTTATATTCAGGTAATACACTCTTAACTCTATTACTATTTATTTGTTGTAGTCTATTATCAATAGCAATATGTAATTCTTCCGCTGTGTGGTACATAATTTTTAGTTTTTAAGTCCTTTATATTTTGCCTCTAATTGGGATATTTCTACTTTGTTTTTTTCATTTGTAAAATATCTAACTGCTTCTTCCATAGTATTACCAATAATAATTTCTTGATTATCACCATTAACTATTATTTGTGTATTAGGAAGTCGTCTTAATAATCCAGCTACTATATACATTTCTATAGTTGCTTTAATACCAGCAAGTTTATCTTTACGATATTGTAGAAATTCATTTGGTTTAGAATTGATAATGTTTTCTAAATGCATTTGTTTTTCTATCAATCCAAATTTACTTGTATCATAAGGTATAGGATGAGTTGGAGCAAATAGATAAATATATTTATCTAGTTCTGCTTCATCAGTAAATATTTCCATATATGCTTTATGAGCTTTAGTACGAATTTCAAATGCTTTTTTCCTATCATCTTCAATCTTTGTTGCATCATGTAGATAAAATCTGATATTAGGACTTTTATTTACAGTATCAATATTAGGTGCAACTTCATAAGAAACTAAACAATACCTCCATAATAAATAATCACTATTATTTATTGGTTTACAATATTTATATTTTTCATTCTCCATAACATTAGGAACACCATCCTTTTCACCTTTAATATAATTCATTAAATCTTCATCAGTTTTAATAGAAGGATTATCCTTTTGTAATTCTCTTATATAATCAATACGTTTTCTACCATCAAAAAATGTAGTAGTATCTTTAATATCATAAATCATACCTATTTCTAGTGGTTTACCATTATCTGGAACTCCTATTGTTAATCCATTCCAATAATTGGCAACAAGTGTTTCCCAATTAGAAGTATGAGATCTAGGATCTACTGCTAATATAGTAGGCATTAAAACTTTTAATTCATCACCATTAACTAACATTGCAGCTACAGCTTTAGCACCACTACCAAGATACCGTTCATTTTCTTTTAATACATCCATATTAATTCTATAAAATTCGGATGAATTTTGTCTTTTATAAAGTATTACCTGTTTACTATCTCTAATCATTTTGTTATCTTTTATAAGTTAAAATTTCTTTTATAAGTTAAATAATTTTATATATATAATAAGGTATATTTTATAAAGAAGGAGCTAACCAAAAACTGGTTGTCCAATTCCTAATCGCAATACCTTGTGTACTCATAACTTCATACGATGCAACGTCAGTTGTAGTTGATAATAATTTATTATCAGCAATAGCACCCCATTCAGCAGGAAGTGGTGTTAAACCTTTATACACACCAGTAATAACTTCTCTTCCTTTTTCGGCTACTAATTGAATATTACGTTCACCGTCATCAGTCATTGAGTGATCCAGAAAAACAATATTATATGAAAACAGTGGAAATCCATTAATCATTCTACCATTTTCTCTATCCATTTCAGCTATAGTTCCATGATTAAACATATTACATTCACGAATAGTAAGAATATATCCATCAATAGTTCTATATTGATCAAAATAATTACCATAAGTCATATATCCAGTATCACCTCCACCTATAATACGTTCTGATAATTTATAGAATAAAGAATGACTCTCAGCATCATTTCTTAAAGCATCATTACAAGCTCTACGACCACCTGCTCCTGTATACATAACAATTTCCATTGGAGTCTTATCAATACGGTTAGCAAAAATTCTATCTACTGTACTATTAAGTTTGCCAATAGTTAAATTAGGAACTGCATAAGTATCATAATTACCACCATATTTTAATATTTCTTCAACACCTGCAGCATGAGGAATAGGTTCTCCTGTTTCAGAATCATATAGTGTAATTTTACCATTTGCATCTCTATTATATTTATTAAACCAAAGGTCATGTTCAAGTAATATCCTTCTTTCAATTTCAAAAGTCTTCATTTTAAATGGCATCCACATATTTGTTTTACCACCATTAGCAGTATCAAATTCATAAGGAATAACTTTATTAGCAACATTACCTGCAATATTTTCACTAAATCTATGAAATCCGAATTGATTTGTCATCTTTCCAGGAGTCATTGAATTAGTACGATTACCTTTAGATTTACTAGCTGCTACAGTAGGTGCTGACATTACCCATGCAAGTCCTGGAACAAAATTATTTAATCCAATAAATTCATTAGGATTACTACCTACTATATTCATAGTATATTTCCATTTACCTGTAGATAATTTTTCAGGTTTTTTCATAATACGAACAAGATGTTGTGTATCAGGTGTAATAGCACCATATTGTTCAATAAACCATTCAGTTTCAAATATAACTTCAAATGAAGTAAATCCAAGACCAGGTTGAGTAACATTAGGATTATATAATCCTACAACTCTATTAGTATGTTTCATTCTACCCATTACATCCCACGTATATTGAGTATCATTAAGAGCTTTAGGAGCAATAGATTTAGTAAATCCCTGTCCTTCGGTATTCGCTAATAGTGGAAATAAATCGGTATCTTTACCGTATAAATAAGTAATATTTTTACTTAAAGATACAGGTTCAATTAATTTGTGTTTGTAAAGTACATTCTCATCTGTATATAAACTGGAATCATACTTTACTGGCGATAATTCTCTCATAGTTATTTAATTTTATTTAATTTATTTAATTGGTAATACTATATTTGAATTATTAGTATTAGTTTTAGTTTGTTGTTTTGACGTAAAACTTTTAGTAAATAATTTTTTCTTGTTATTAAATTCTTCACGTTTAATGGTTCTATCTATTAATGATTTAGTATCACCATTAACAAACGAAAGATATGCATCGTATAAATCATCATCAATAGTTCTTTTAGAATTATTAATCATAGTTCTATAAGCATATTCTGTCATTTCTTGTCTTCTACCATTAATTTCATATACTTTAGGCTCATATATATACCTAAAGAAATCTTCTGGTGTTTTAGTTACAATTTTACCATTTTCATTAATATTAATAACTTTTGGAATAGACAGAGTTCTATCTCCTACTGTAATTTCGGATTTATTTAAGATTTTGTTTTTTACTTCTTCCATTTCTTCTCTTGCTTGTTTAGCTTCTAATTCAGCAGCTATTCTGGCTCTCTGATTAGCTAGTTCTCTCTCTGATTTTTCCTTATTTACTAAAAATTGTTTAGCTTTTTGAGCAGACTCGATAGTTTTATTTGCATCTTTAAGTAATGTATAATACATTTCAGCATCTTCTAAAGTATCACCTTTAGCTAATTGAGCTTGTATAATAACATTCTTAATACTATCTTCATCCTCTTGCTTTAGTTCTACTTTATCCCAATCAATACCTGGCTTAAATCCTTCTATTGTACCATTCTTATCTTCATATTCTATAGCTTCTCTAATCCAACTACGACTTTCTATAAATTTATTAAAATCTTCATTGTATTTTTGTTGAGCCATATATAGTGCAGAATCTTGAATATATTGTACAATACCTTCTACAGAATTTTCATATACAATTTCTTTACCATTTTGATCAACTGGAATATATCCTATTTTCTCTTGAATACTTCTTATATCATCAGACTCTTCATCACTTGCTTCAAGTTTTTCGATGTCTTCTTTACTCATAAAGATTGTTCCGTCTTCATTAAGAGCATTGCCTTCATCGTCCAACTTATAGGATTTATCATCAATACTTATTTCAGCATTGTTATCTTTACTTGATAAATCATCCTTATTTAAGTCAGTATTCTTATCCTTATCTATATCTTTGTTATTAATATCATTAAGATTTGGAGTATCCGCACCTTGATCATCAATAACTATATTAATTGGATTTTCAATTTTATCTGGCATTTTATTTATATTTTAATTATTAAAACTTTATTTTTCTTTAGATTTTTTATTAGATACATCATATTTATTTTTATTAATTCTAGCTATTCGCTCTTTAGACTCTATTTCAGCTTTTTTAAGTTCTAAAGCTTTCTCTTTAATCTGTATTTCATCATTATGAAATCTTTCTTTTTGCTCACGTTCAATTATTTTATTCAAATCTTCATTATTATTTCCTCCATTATTAACATTAGACATTGTTTTTAGATTATCCAAATATGTTTTACTATTTATTTCCATAGATGTTTTTTGTAAATCTATTTCTGACTTATAAATTAACATATTCATATCATGTTCTCTTTGACGTTCTTTATCAGCAGCTTCACTTTCAATTTGTTGTTGAGCAATTTCTTGTTCTTTAGCTTTTAAAGATTGTTCAAATTCTTTCATTGCAGTTGTATGTTCTTCTATATATTTAGCGATTTCAGCTGATGATTTACCTTCTATAGCTTTACCAGCTAATTCAAAATCTCCATTTTGGCTAGCACTAAAAGCTAATCTCTTATATTCTTCTAATTTCTGTCTTTCAACAGCACTATTTCTAACATATATTCCATATTCAGTTTCACTATGTTCTTCTCCATCAATAACTATATATTCGAATTTATTATTTTCAGGACTCCAATAACTACCAACTTTACCATTTATCCAAGCTATTTTACTATATTCCAAATCAGCAAGATGTTCTCTTTCCAACATCTTATTAAACATAGTAATCATTAATGATGAACCTATTCTAGCAATATATCTATTTTCATTAGCACTAGTTACACTTTGATTAGTTGATGTTTCACCATATCTTTCATCATTCATATTAGCCAAATCCCAAGCTTCTAATTTAATACTTCTAATTATTTGAGATAAAACTTGTAAATATTTTTGAAGTCCAGGATTTCCTACTACTCTAAAACCTTGTACAACAGTTTGTAAATCTATTATAGAGTCATCATAGATAATAGTATTATCAGCTAACATATAAAAATACTTTTGTTTAGGTGAGCCTGTAGTATCAGGATTTA